GCTCCTTGTACAAGCTCCACGTCCGCAAATTTCACAACTCATAGTTTTAATAATTAACTGGCTATAACACACGGTATAAAACAGTTGGGCGTTCGTGGTTAATCGAGCGTTTCAGCCCGTTTTAAAGTCCGTTGTAGTTTGACAGGTTTGAGCATCGCAACCCAACCGATTTCATACCGTCAACCGTTATGCCCCATTTAAAACAGACATAACCATCTTTAGAGTTTCAATCTTAATGGAAAATCTTTGCTCAAATAAATAATAGTCTTTGAATTGCTTTATTATTTTGCTGTTTCCTCCATAAAGTTTTAGATTTTCAGAAAGAACTAATTTTCTTATTATCAATGCTTCTGAATAATTCTCTGATTTTGCGACCATAAAATACTGTTTAGCCCTTTCTTTGTCGTTTGTAAAAGAACGGATAAAAAAACGGGGCATAACAAGTTGTATAGCCGATTGCCGAGTTTCTGCGTTATTGTTCATTTTATGCTATTTATTAAGTTACTACTAATTTGACAGGTTAGTTCTTTTAAGTCGGCAACCTGCCATACAACCGACCGTTATAAAACAGTTTGCTACGGTTCACTATCGTAATTATCACAAATCTTTTTATCTCGGTTTTCATGGTGACATGTAAGGTAATACAAACAATCTCCGCAAACCGATTTTATAACAGCAGGTATATTTAATTTTTTAACCTGCTCTTCGTGGTAATGTTCTGCATAAGCATCCATTGCTCTCATTATACCACCCCACTGTATTGGAGTTAGTCGTTCAATGTTTAATTGGGCTTGAACAAACCCTTTCTTTGGTTTTAACATATCATTTCATTTTACGGTTAAAAAACTAAAACATACCTGCGACCGTTATAGGGCATTTAGCGAAAGCACCCTGTATTGAATTTCATCACCACCGATTAAGATTTCGGCTTTCATCGTTCTAGCAAAATTCTGCAATATGATATTTGATCCAAAATCTTTCATTTCGGTCAATTTGTATTTGCGCTTCAAGTTTTCGATTAAAGTAGATTTCTGCTTTTCGCTATAATCATATTTTGCTTTACCTTCATCAATTAACATCCTGTTTAGTTTTAAGTATTACATAAATTTCTGCTTCATCAAACATTGAAAGCGGTTCAGGAACTTCAATCCCGCTATCTTCAATGTCGGTTATTTGTTCATCTCGCATAGTTGCAACCTTGCTATCGGGTTCGTAATTTTCGAGAATAAGTATTAATTCACTGACTGTCATAATATAAACGCCCTATAACAACAAACATAAGCAAGCGGGCGGAACAGTGCTGTATGTTGCGGGTTTATTGAGCATTGCCCGCCTGCTCATGTTTGCAGCCGTTAGCGTTCATTTGCCAACAGGTACAGAATATTGTTCAATCAACTGTCTTATATTACTATGGTAATTAGTCCAAGTACATCCCATTCTCTCACAAGCAAAATGGTCTGTTGGCTTATCGTCATTATATGTTTCTCTTAATATTATGTTGTTACATCTTGGGCATTTTATCCCAGTATCAACCCATTTTGTATTGTCATGTATTAAATAGTCCATTTTGTTTAAGTTTTGCACCGCTAACGCTCAAAAACGAAACGCTAACAAAGTATATAAAAAATAGCTGTTCTGTGCATTTAATTAAGTTTAAAGGGGTGCGATGAAAAATAAAAGCCTCCACCGCACCCCTAAACAATTAGAGTTGCTTAACTAACTCTAAAATTTTACTTACAACTTCTTTAATTGCCTCCTTTTCACCAGCTCTGTTAAGAGCATCGAGAGTACCGGAAAGAGTTCCGATGCCATTAATAATCACTTGTTTTTCCATAATAAAATGGGTTTTACAACGCCTACCCAAGGCTTTTATTTTTTGTACACTTAATCAATGTCTGTGTTAATTTTACGCTACTTTTCATATACCCACCGTTGGGCGCAATTAAGAAAGCGCACGCACACCTTTTACTCCAAACCTAGCTTCTTGTTGTATATTCTCATAAGCCATTTCGATAGCTTCCTCAAATGATACTCCCCAATCTTTTTCTGAATCCCTGCGCATTCTATCAGGTGTTTGATACTTTGTAATTCTAATCAATGCCTCCCGCATACGATTGTAGTTTTGTTTTTCTTTTGCTGTCATAATATTAACTGCGCCCAACAATGTATATAAGGCATTGCCAAGCGGCTTTTTAAAAGGTTTGTACTAAATATTTAAGTTCATAATTCTAATCAAATTCAGTGAGGGCAACGCCTCATATACCCACCGTTGTGTGCAAGTGCACCGGAAAACTTTTCTTTAATATGAAGCTGACAGTCCGGTGCAACTGTTCGCTTCGCCATACAACACCGTGTAAAAGCAATGCTGCATCTGTTTTTTGTTCGATTATTGTAGGTTATGGGCATAATTAAAATAAAATATTTGCGCTCGGCTTTTCCAAAGCCGTTTGGTATTCTTGCAAGGAAAATCCCTGATGAATATACATGCTGTTTTGCAGTGATCTAAAATTGCAATAATGATTTGAAACATTTTTGTATATTTCCTTCCAATCTGCATCAGGATGAGTTTTCAGGTATTCTTTAATTGAAATTAAGCAAGTTTGACCGGGGCCTTCGCCTTTCATATTTGGCCTACCAGCCTCTTCTCCTTCATGCCACTTTGTAATATCTACTTTTCTTTTAATTACATTTGGTTCCCAATCAAGTTTTTTAGCGGGTAGTATTTCAATTATTTCATTATTATTTATTTTGATAATACCTACTCCAAACTTTTTGCATTTTTCTATACTTTCTTTTCTTGGATTAACAGGAACAACAGCAAAGCATTTTCCAAAAGAAACAATATGACAATAAGCTTGCCTTATCACTTTATCATTACATGCCATTTTTAATTCATATCCAACAAATTCACCATCTTTATATGATACTACATCACAGCCATAAATTTCTGTAAAAACTTTACAACCATTATTTTTTAACCAATTCCTTAATGGAGGAAAAAGATTTACTTCTTTTAATTTCCAATCTGATTGTTCCATAAATGCGCAAATATTTTATTTTAATTATTACTTCATCTCTTTGTTTAAGTTAGTGCCTGTATCCGCACTGCTTTTACACGTACCGTTAGCGTTCATGCTAAAAACGCCTTCGCTTCATTCAGCTTATCTATTACTTTATCAATATGTTCTTTTTTCAAGTAAATAACAGCTTCGTTATGCTCTTCAATCCATTCGCCATATAAATCCTGAGAACACGTATCATCTTCAATACATGTTATTCTGCAAGTTGGATTTTTAGTTAAATATTCGTTGTATAAATCAATTCTTAAAATGTCATGCCCTATTTTTAGGACTAAATTTTCTGGTTTCATAAATTATATTTTTAAGTTATTAATAATAAGCACGAAACGCTAACACATAATATAAAAAATTGGGGGTGCAGCGGTATATGTTACCTCCCAGCTACCGTCAAGGCTTCGGTTGCGACCCGAATTTTTTGCTCTTTTAACCCCCCAACTTTTCATATTATCAACGTTATGCGTAATAGCTACGTTACTGCTATATAAAGACATATTCGCCATTATCAACACCCATAAACAAAAACAACCCGTAAACGTGATGATACATTCTATTTACCTGTTTCATAGTTGTTTCAATCATTTCTTCTTTAAGGCTATCGTATAGGTATAATTTACCTTCTTTATCAATTTTACCACCTACTAAATGATTTTTCCCTTCATCAGAAAATCTCACATTGATAAGCACAGGTAAAAAATGTATGCCTTCGCCACTTGGTTTATAGTCCAATGCCGTCTTAGGCAACTTTTTCCCAACGTGGTTATAGTAAAGAGTATCAATGTAAAATGGGTGTCCATCTTCTTGCATCCATTTTGAAAGTTGCCCTATCACATTTCCTGTTTTACTTTTTTCAAGTCTTTCATCTGTAATAAAGTTGTCTAAATTACAGGCATTAGCAACGGCATATAAACCGCATCCCCAAGGTTGTTTTTGTTTATGTTTCATCATTTTTAATTGAGTTTATCATTAATAATCCGCTACTACGCATAACAATGTGTATAAGTAATGGCACGTTAAAGTTTGTGGCATAATTCAAATGTTCGGTGTATGTGCCACTACTCATACACTCGACCGTTAGGCACAATAAAAATAAAAACCTAAGCTATTACTTTTAATAACCCTTCTTTTGTACCATCATTCTCTCTCCAATCCAAATATTTCTTCATTTTTTCGGGGTCGCTTAGGTCAGCACTTGCATTCAATTTGTGAAATTCTTCTACTGATTCAAAGCCCATTTCTTTTACAAATTCTTCCATAATTTTTATTTTTACAGATGCCTAACATTGTATATAGCAAAGTGGGGCATCGTTACAAATCGCTACATTAGTGCTTTTAATTGAGTTTATACGGCTCGATAGGTTAGCACTATTTATCCCCACCTTGCCATATACTTTACCGTTCAGTTCAATTACGTTCGCTCCTGACGTCGCTCTCTCGAAGACTTTCATTTAATTTTTTAAAGTAAAATTCAATGTAATTACTTCGATTGAGAAAGTAAATTTCAAAACCAATAACGTTATAATCCTTAAGAATTTCAAGAGTGAATAGAAATGCAGGTACTATATAGTACCTTTTACCTATTTTGAAATTTCCTTTTTGAATATGCATAATTTATAGTTTTAATTATCAAAAAATTAAATTCTCAGTCTTCTACATTGAACTGAACGGCTCGGCGGCCATTCTAATCAAACTTATCAGGTCGCGAACGAACTGCACCGAACAACGATTAAATGCTATCAGGGCTTTCCTTCCGCTCGTTCCTCGCGTAACCGCCCTAACAGCATTTAGCCGCCGAGCCGTTATCGGCAACCTAAGAAAACCACTGCATCGCCATTGCCTTTGCGATACCTGGATAAGTTTTTGACCTTAATTTACTTCTCTCTTTACCAGGAGGTAAACAATCAAGCCTATTTAAACTCCGCTTTGAATTGTAATGTGTCGGACTGTAATTTTTTCCTTCAGCCACATAAACAATCGGCTCAACTATATTCGTCGCTTTTAATTTTGGAAATCCTTTTAACCACAAGCAAGTTGATTTTCTCTCAGCGTGGCCAAAATAAAAAGGCTGTACTATTTGATTTGGCTTTCTAAATTCTGTACTTAAAATGCCAATTGGATTTTCCATTGCAATTTTTGGGATTCCGCAATTAAACAACCTAATAGCAAAGTCAATTGCTTTTCTTCTTGCTTCTCTTCTTTCTGCACCTACCAATGTTCCGCTTTTTCTTTTCGGTTGGTCTTTATACCACTTATTAGCTGTGTTTGTTAAATATGTGCAGTCCGGGAAAAATATTGCAGCATCCCACTTTTTAAGTTTTATTGCTTCAAAAACATCCATGTGCAAGTGCCATTCTGGGTGTCCACCGCTACATTCTTGTAAGTCGCAACTGTAAGCCTCATGCCCTAACTTTCGCAATTCAATGCAAACTGCTTGGCTTTCCTCGCATCCGACAAGGATAGAAAGGCAGCCGATAACACGTGGTATAGTTAATTGGGGGTTTTCTGCGTTATTCATCATTAATTATATTTATTAAGTTTCTACTCGGTGGATAGGTTCATGGTTTTTAATCCCAACTAACCATACCACCAACGTTAGGCAACATAAAGAGACCATCCATCGAGTGCCCACGCTTTATCTCCTAACCAATCATTTGCAAATATTTCGCAACCATCCTCAAAAACGATTAGATTGTCTTTCATTATCATATACTCTTTTTCAGCAAAATATTGGTGTCTTACCTTTATTCCTTGTTGTGCTTTTTCTTTTGCTTCTTCAAATGTCATTGTTCTATTTATTTTTTTAAAACCGGATTATTACTTTTAGATTTATTTTTAACCCGGATAATTATCCCTGTCTTTGTAAATTTAACTATTTCTGCTTGTTTCATTTGATTCATGTTTTATAACAATAAATTTATTTCTTTTTCATTCCACCAACAAACTTTTTATCAACGGGTTTCATACTTCCGTCAATTTCTTCAACCCATGTCTGGGAACCGATTATGCAAATTCCCATGATTATTACCCCAGTGCCACAAATAATTGTCATGATCACAGGAATGAAAAAAAAGGCTACTATTGTCGCGATTAATAATCCTGCGATAATTTTTGGTGTGTGTGTTTTCATAATTCTTCAATATTAGTTTCTAAATTAATTCGTTTCATTTTTTGATACAATTCAATTTCATTTTGAATCCTGCATTTTTCAGATGATTGCATGAACTGATACCCACATTTAGGACAAACATAATGAATCCTTTTGCCTTTACATGAGCCAGTATTTCTTGTCTCTTTTTGCATTATTTCTATGCAGACCGGACAAATCTTATCTCGATCTTTTAATTCTGCGCTCATCTTCAAGTATTATTTTACCTTCATAAACACCTTTCGCAAATTCTGAAAATGTTATTTCTTTTGGAGTTTGAGAATATAACCTGTATATTTTTACAAAGTTTTCATGCTGCCAGTGTTCGAATCCTTTTTCAATTTTTCGCCTGGAAACATAAAGATTATGCTTTTCAATCGGGGTCATTTTTTTTGCCTGGTTCTTTGATAATATCAAACAAACCAGTATGAATATAGCAATGAAAATTATTATGTAAATTAGTGTCATATTGTTTTCTCCTTTCCACATTTACTGTTTTTGTTCCGGTTCCGGGTTGCAAATATATATGCCTCATTAAAAATTTGTTCGTGAAATTCTTTTTCGGTGAGTATTTCCGGGCGAGTTATTTCTGCGATTGTTTCAAAAAGGTTCATAATGTCAGTATATAGTGATTTTTAATAATTGGCTGCAAATTGAATCCGAAGTCATTTTTCATTGTGTCAATAAATTCCTGTTCATCCATCCTGAGAAGCCTGTTTAAAAAGCCTTTATAAAAAGAAGTTCCGATAATACTGTAATAATCCGTTTGGATTATGCTGTCGATTAGTTCGCGTTTTGTTTTCATGCATATTATACTGAGATCTGGATGGAAAGGTTACAATTTATCATACTATAATTTTCTATCAAATATACTTTCTCAAATTCATTTGTCAAAGTGAATTTTGACGAACATAAATAAATGTATGACATAAAAACCCCGGTCAACACGTAACCGGGGTAAAATCCTTAAGCATGAAAAAAAATTACTTTACTTACTACTAACTAAACTTCCTAATAATAACCACAACCAAACCTATCAATATAGAAACAATAATTATGAGTCCGAATTTACCTATTTTTTTCCAGTGTGTCAATTTCTTTTCAAGCTTTTTATTATCATCCTGCAATTGTTTATTAACAGGATTCATAATAGCGATCTTTTCGCTGGACTTTTCTTCGATAATTTTATGCAGAACAGCTATTGAGTCGGTATAAGATCGTATTTTAAAAACATTGTCTTTGAAAACTGTAACAGTTTTTATCCCGTTATTTGTTTCATTTAGTTTTTTAATAAGAACCTGGTTATTTGAATCACATTCAAACCACGCCTCAAGGGTCGATTCATTTTCCTCGATATAGGTTATTGTGTCCCTGACTGTCTTAATCATGACGTGCTTAAATGTATCAGCCGGGAAGCATTCTGAATGCTTTGAAACATATTTGCAAGGATTACAGGCAAAGGCTGAAAATATTAGCAAGATTAAAATATATCTCATTATTTTTGCCCTCCATTCATTATGTCAGCCTTATCCTTGCTTCCAATACTGGAACCAAAGAAATAACCGACTACCCCTGTAAATGATCCGATCAATGCCCCGACAACAATATTTAAAATTTCTTTGTTTGTTTCGGGGATCCCTGAATAAACCAAAATGTAAAGCAAAACAAAGAAGCCTATCACAATCAAGGCGCCTAAAATAAGCATGTAAATTTCACGTGTCTTTTTCATAATTTATAGTTTAAAAATGAGTATTCTTTATTCTTTTAAGCCATCCGGTACCAAAATATTTATATGTTTTCAATGATTTTAAAAAGTTTACCCTGGCCGCTCTATATGTACCGATAAAAAGTTGTTCAGGAAATGCATTGATCGCATTTTTTGTTATCCACCCACAAATTCCGTCAACTTTCACACCTGCAATTACCTGAGCTTTTTTTATTGCAGTTGAACGCCCTGAATTTACAGCAAAATCAAAAATATTAAGAACAATTTCAGGAGAAGTTATGCCAAAAAGATTACATGATCTCCAATATTTTTGTTCGTAAAAATCATTTATAAGGCTTTCAAGGTAACTGCCAGGTATAAAATCATAGCGTTTTAAAGTGTGTGATTTTTTATATTCATCAATTATGTCCCATCCTTCCCAATCAGGATTATTTTTTCGCGATATTCCACAATAAGTTTCTCCTCCGGGATCGTTTATATCAAAAACATAACCGCCTTCATTCTTTGAAACAACGGTCATACATTTCTGGTATAGTTCTTTTTCATTCATTTTCACGGTCATTTGAATTATTTATAGAATCTATTTTCAATATTAACTGATTATACCTGATAGTAATAGAATCAGTTGTATTCATTATACTTTTTGATTGTTCCCTGATCGACGGTTCCGCCTCTTTACTTTGAGCGATTATAATAATCGTCAAGAAACTTAGTAAAAGCAGTGTTAAACTGATTTTGTTTCTCATCGAGTTGTCCTATTTTATAAACGATAAGTTCTAAATTATTGTCCTGAAGTTGTTTTTCAACCTTCATTACTCTTTCTTCAAGTCCCCCGATTTTGATTTGATTAGAAATAATTACAGAAGTAATACTAACCACAAATCCGGCCAGATAAATAGCATCGCGCCAAGAGAAAAATTTTTCTCCGTTCTTAGTTGTCATTCTTTTAATTTTAAAAGTGTAATATTTGCGTGAAATACAGTGACGTCACCGGCACTGACATGATTATCAACTCCTAATGTCACCAGATCATTTTCTGCTAAAATCAAAATTGCTGTACCTGAATTTACTTGAGGTCGTGTCGTGGCTCCCTGGGTACTTTCTGAATGCGCCGATGTTTCTTCCTGTAATTCATTGTTAATCATTATCGCGCTTTCCCATTCTTCCCCGGCGGTTACTTGTGCTGAAATTGAATAAGTAATTAAATAAGTACCGGCTACCTCGGTAACAAGCGCACTATCGCCCTGTAATGTAAATCCTAAGCAATTACCTATTGTCATGCTACCGGGAATTGATTTCATTTGATCAGATGCAATTATATCGACAACCTGGGTTACGTTATGAGCGTACATTGAACCGAAAATTACACTATCGGCGTATCTTTTTGTTATTAAATGATTATCAGACCATAATAACATATCTGGATCATCAAAATAATAAAATCCACTCGAATCATAATTAATTTGTAAAGAATTAGCATTGATTAAACCAGTCGCTTCAATTGTAAATAAAGGAATTGGATCATTATATAAATTTAAACTTATAAAATTTAATTCTGAATTTACCATCCTTGTAACAGCTAATCCTATACTATTAGTGTCAATAGTTACATCGCCTGTTGAAATTGTATTTTCAGTTGTTATGCTAAATTCTGAACCATTATTACTACTTACATTTACATCAGTATTATAATCAGCTCCTAATTTAATAGTGTCTTCATCCTTATACAATCCTGTATTCGCGAATACTTCTGAACCTCCGCCATGCTCCGTCACATACGCCCTGACAAACGCCGTATTAACAAGCGTATCAGGCATAATCTTTGTGACAACACTATCGGCCAATACAAGCTGTTTGACTTTTAATAAATCCTGTACCCGGAAGTTTTTATGATTTGAATACAAAATAACCGTGTCCCCGGAGAATGAAAATATCAACGTGTCACCCCCGTAAACCATGCGGATAGGTTTTCGCATATCTATGTATGTTTGCGACCATAACCCGGTACAAAGTAAAACAAGTCCTAAAAGTAAAGTTATCTTTCTCATTTTTTACAGATATAAAAATTTGAATATAAACAAATATTTCCCGGTTTCCAAATTTCCACCGAATTCATATTTAACATTTTTCGAATCGACAATTGTGAAGATCCCGGATTGATCTTGTAATACCCCTGAAGGATTATAAATCGCTTCCGGTATTACAAATAGGGTATCTCTCCCATGAGGGATGCTTAAAACGCCTTCAGCTAAATCGCTGTTTTGAAAAACAACCGGGACGTATTCAACGTTCCCTGAAAAACTGTTGTTTATTGTTGTTGATAAGTTTGTCCACATTTTATTATGTTTTTAATTTGTTATTAACATTCTTCTGAGGCAATCCATAGAAGAATTAAGAGAAGGGTTAGTTTTTTCATTTACTTAAATATTTACATTGATTATACCCGTCTGTAAAAGATACAATTCCTATATCATTAGCAATAGCGTAAACAATTATTTCATTGGCAATCGCATCACTGACCTTTTGCCCCCAAGCATGTACAAATAATAATCCCCATCTTCCGGTTGCTTTACATAAATCAAGTTGTGCTTTGATAGCAGCTATTTCCTGAGAATTATCTGCATCTTCAAGTTGATATGAACCACCTAAATCGGCTGCCATAGTCGCTACCCAATATATATCAAGTTCTTTATTATTTGTGCCATTTGGAATTAATGAATTAATTGTCCCCCACCCCAAATGAGCTTTATATCCAACTTTATTAGAAAAATACATTACAGAAGCATTTGCGCTTGAATACCTGTTTCCGATAAAATATTCTAAAGTATAACCGATGCTGTCTAAGGTTAATTGTTGAGCATTTCTCATCCGTATCTCAATACTATCCAGATTTTCCGTATTATTAAGGTCTATTTCATTGTCAACATGATCTGCTAATTCCCACCCCTCAGATACAAGTGAATCAACCTGTTCCCACGTCAGATACTCATAAGTTCCGTTAGTACCCATTTCTGCTGCATGAATACCTATAATTGGTTTAATATTAAACGTATCAAACATCACATTCCATCCACCAATAACCGAATTATCGCCATCATCAATCCTGAATGTAAGCATAGCAGAATCACTCTGAAAATAACCAAGTTTAACATAATTATTATGGTCATAAGTAGAGTCTATTGCCCTTGCGAATATATCACCTGTATAAGTTAATATTTTTGCATTTTGGGTAGTTTTATGGTCGGTATTATATAAAAAAATATTAGTAAGTAATTTTCTATCCCATCGTTCAATCGAATTATCATTCATCTTGACATATACTTTTCCTCTATACCCATCATTTAACCATTCTGATAATGTACGTTGATTAAGTTCTGAAATATGAAATGTCATTGTGTCCGTTGCAGAATAGTAAGTAGTTGCACTTCGGGCACTATCTCCCCATATAACAGTACTTTTGCGGTTAAAAAATTCATTGTTAAACCTTAATTTGCAATCCATCATATTTATTGAACTTTCAGAAGCAGGAAATTCACCGACAATTCTTCTTCCTGTAAGATAATTACTTACACTTGTCCAATCAATCGGTAATGTATCTCCGTTTTGCTTGTAAGATACATACATTCTTTCAAGAGAATCGTTAATAGGTCTTTGATATTCTTGATAACCATAATTCAAAAGCCACATATTCATACTTGTATAATATTTATGTGGAACATTAAAACCTGCACTTCTTGTTAAATGATTTCCATTCCCTGAAATATCAGTAACAGAATAAATATTAGGGTAATGTATTTGTAAATTAGTGTTATATGAATCTTGTAAGCATTGTGTAATTGTTTTTAAACCGGTAAATTTTTTCCAGTTTGTCACAACACTCATATTGTTTGCAAAAGTTAAATTAGCAGCATTCGGATTTGAACTAAATGTAATCGTACTTATACTTTTTCCAATCGTTGTTATAGCTGATTCATCCGGCGCATACAACCAACATTTTATACTATCCCCTGATGAATGTTTAATCTGAACTAAAATGTCAACATAATCATAAGTTAAAAGTCCATTAAGTGTAGAATATAAAACTATAGTTTGCGTTGTCAATACACTATCTCCATAGTATAATCTTAAATATTGATTTTGAAATCTAAAATTTATTGCCCTTCCTGATGTTCCTGTATTAAAAATTTCATACGTATTTGACCCTGTTACAGCGTTTACTTGTTTCATTCTAAAATAAAGCGTATAATCTGTGCCATCCCAAAAATGTTCCGATATTCTTGTTTTATTTCCTTGAATAGTTACAGTTCCATTGCTTAAAAAATCAGGAATTAATATCTCTGCTGAATCACCGTTTAAATCATCATAAAACCAATTCCCAGAACGCCTATTATAATTTGAAAGCAAATCAGATTGAAAAGGAATACCGGATTGATTGCTATGAATCCCAACCTCTCCCCCCATGCTCTTCAATCCCTTATTTTGAGAAGTAGATTCTAATTGTGAATACCCCGCAAAGGAAATCAGTAATAATAATATCGTTACTATGTATTTCATTCAAATTTGATATAATAAAATTCAATTGTTACAGTTCCATTTCCTGTGTCAAAATTTTTAAAGTCAATCCAAAAATCAGTACCCTCATCAAATTGATCTATCCCGGAACCATAAGTTGTTACATTAGTGTCAGAGGCCATGATAGTTGAATCGTATAAAAAAGCAAAGGAATGTTTTACTCCTAAAGCATAACAATATAGATATGTTGTATCGGTTGCAAATGTCGTATAAGCAATTGTATTGAAGTTATATTTCAATTTGAAAAGTAAAGGGGTAATATCTGTTTCGCCTGATTTAATTAAAACGCTATCCCCGGCCAGAATATTTGCAGATGTTATATTAATCGTAGCATATTTAATTGGCTGAGTAGATTCACTCACCAGCGGATCCCCTCCGATCTGTAATTCAGTTTGCGATCCGGTAATATTCAATGCATTTCCCTGCATCCTGAATTCAGTCGTATCACCTCCGTAAACTTCCTGAATAATTCCCCTATGCGGGATTATATTTTGCCCGGACACGATTGAGAATCCGATAGCCAGTATTAATAATATCAATTTTATTTTCATTTTGTTTATATATTAATCAATTATCATATCAAAATATATTCAAAAATAAAGGTCCAGTCACCGGCTTCAATTGCCCCGCCAAATTCAATCTCAATATTATATGCATCGACTACATGGAGCATCCCTGCCAAAGCCTGTTCATATCCTGCGGGATTCCTAAGCGTGCCCCGGATTACTGTTGTATTTTTTGCATGATTATAAGCCCAAACACCAGCGGTTAAATCTGCATTCGTAATTGTTTCCACAACAATATTCCAATTACCTGTTTGTTTCAACAGGTTAGTTGTCGTTATATTATTCGCGCCAACCTGTGAAGGTATTCCGATAGCGATCCTGTCTGCAGCGTCAAGAGTAGTTTTTAATATCTGGTTGAATAATTCTTTAGGCATCGTGGTTATGTATTACGTGGAACAGGGTAATGCTGTTCTTCATTTTCAATACTCCGGTCATTTCCTTTCTCTGTTTTTCGTACCCCCCAAAAACGAGGGGTATGAGGTTTCTGTGTTTTTGCATAAAGCCATAACGGGTAATCAGCTGAATTCAGGCATAGAAATTCCTTTATAACATCGAATTCTCTCATTGCCAGTTCACGATTTTCATTGATTAACCGTTTCATCGTACCTTCCGAAACAAGTTCAGATTCAGGCCTGTTCTTTGCGACAAAACCTGTAAATGTATCGGTTACAAAACTTTCACCTATATATTTTGCATAATTCAAATACGCCAGGACATACCGGAGCCCTTTGAATTTTATTGTTTGTCCTAAATAATTTTCGTAACTACTCCCGTCCAATAATTTGACATTCTCAGTCGATGTTGGATTATCCTGTAAATCCTGCAACAAAGCGATCCCAAGCATCGACCGAAGTTCATTTTCTTCGACCTCAGCCGCAATCTGATCATACCTGCCTGTATTGTTTGCAGATATTTTCTTAATTAGTTGCTGTTGTACCAGGCTGAGCAGTAGTGCCATTTTCGTAAAGGTTTAACGGTTTAATTTTCCAGTTCGTATTATTTGCCAATTCTTCGTTTGCCGAATTTATGAAAATTTCCTGAAATATTTCTTCAAGTTGGGTACGGTCATCTTTTGTGACTGCGTTATAAAAATTCGTAGCCTGGTTAATAGCTTCGCCTGAAGTTGTTCCCAGTTTACTTTCTTCATAGTCTATCAGAATTGCCGGTATAGCTGCCATGCTTTTCCGGATATTGTTTGCAAGTCCTTTTTCCCAATTTTGAAAAAGTTTATCGTCAATATTCGCTTTTATTTCATCTACTTTAAAAGCTCCGGTTGATTTTATATCCCCGGTAACCGGGTCAACATCATCCTCCAATACGATCACGCTATCGCCGTCAGGCCCTATGAAAGATTCTATTTTTTCTTTTAATTCCCTTCTGTCAGTATCATTTGCCGGTGCAGCCACGCGCATGACTGTTTTATTCATCATACCATTTCGGATGGTCCTGTTCTTAAATAGTTCAATCTGATATTCGGTATCGGCATCCATATAGACAGGATCGAACGGACTAAGCGGGTAAAGATATTGATTATCAAAGAAATGAAAATAAACCTGGCCCTTATAATTTTTCATTCCTTTGACTTCTTTGACCTGTGCGGCCAAAACATTTGATTCAAGATTGAAACAATTATACCACACTATTTTATGTTTATCGAATTTTTGATCTTTCTGTTTATCCCAATTCTCATAAACTCCGATTTTTGCAGTATATCCTTTGTCGTCAATTTTTGCAAACCTACAGAATTTAAAAGGTATGAATTTAACGGTACCTATTTTCCCGGCAAGATTTACATTACAGTGAATCCATAACCCATTATGATAAGCGACAGAGAACGCAACCTGGGAGAGTAAACTCCGAAGAGTAATTTTCTTTCCCCGGTTATCTTTCCCGATTATTAATTTATTTAATTCTTCATTTTCAAAGCCGGCCCCTGTCAGAAATTTTGCATATACCCGTGAAACAGCCTTAGCTGTTACGGAATTATTTATCAATTTTTCAATGACCTGGGGATAATCATTCTTTTCCCCAAAAGACATAATGCCCCCGACATTTTCGTCGAGGGCAATTATACTCTTATCAAGTTTGATCTTGAGCGATTTGTCGATTTCTGCGTTTACGAGGCGCATGATGATTAGGAATTAATTTCGGTTTCGGCAGGTTCTTCCTGTTTATTTTTTCTTGTTTTCTTAACTTTTGCAGGTTCTTCTGCTTTTATCCCAGGTAAAACAGTAAAATCCTTGTCCATCAGATGACCTTCTTTCAATAACTTTTCTGCCTGTTCATCGGTTATCAATTCCGAATTAATATGTTTCCCTAATTTTGGGATAAACCGTAAACCGTTCCATTTAGGTTTACAAGTCCTGTTTTTTGCTTTGTCAAATTCGATTGCTTTCATTAGTCCGTCTTTTTTTAATTTAAAATAATAATCTTTGTGGCACCGTCCGCATAATCGCGGATTCGCGCCATTTAAATATAAGGCCGAATAAGCTGATAGCAAGTCCATGACCAGGGTGGAAGATAAAACATCTTCCACACCTGAAGCAAGGACCCGTGAAACCAAATCGACCATTGAAAAGGAATATTCTTTTTTCATCAGATAGCTTCTGTTTTTACAAAATAATCCACTGTGCAAACATAATTAATTGCTCCATTTGTGTATAATACACCGGATAAATTATGATTTGTCGTAACTACTTTCAGATTTGCATAAGCCGAAACAGTTAGCCCGACAGTATCAAAATCATCGGTTATCATTGCGCTAATTGCAACCGTTAAAGCAGCTACAAGATTTGTAAAAGTAGTTGCAGCCGTAGCATTTTCAACTCCTGATTTTGCAATACTGAAAACTGCATCTGAATATTTATATTCTGCATTAGCAACTTTTGTCACTACCGGCTTGCTATAACCGGCAGGCAGGTAACTATCCAGGATAAATACCGCCGTACCGTTATTTGTTAAAGCCATGAGCCGTTAAGTTAATAAAGATTCAAGTAAAGCCTTCGTAGTTGCATAATCAGTATCAAGTAGCACATACCGGCTAAAAGGTTCTTCCTGTCCTGCCAGTGAAGTCATTTCAATGTTACGGGATCCGTTTGCATCATTTGCCCGCTGTGTATCTGCCGATTTCCATAATCCTTTTTTCAACCCGTAAAGCATGAATACGCCTTCACCGGTATCATTCTTGTCTTTGCTTTCAACTGCAACGACAACATCGTCCATATCGTCGACATTCGTGATATCTTCAGCAAGAACTTCGTATTGTTTGAAATTGAAATAATGCGTGTACTTGTTCGGCGCATCTTCGGCAACAACCAAATCATGGCCGGCATTCAGGTTCTTTTTAAAACCTGTAAGTTTATACCCGACGGCAGCCCCTACATTTGCAAGGGAAGTTATAAGATTTAACTGTGTGCCGTCATAAGTAGGGGAGAGATCAGCCCTGTTGAAAATATAGGCTTCAACTTCCAGGCCGCCCGACTTAGAAGTCGAGCAGTCAGAAGTAATATTTTTTGCTATTCCAGTTATACAGCTCATTACTGATAGAATTGAAGTTCAACACGTTTAACTTTTACGCCAGTACCGACAGAATCATTTCCAGATAATATTAGTCTGAAACGAAGATATCTGTAATACAGTAGTGTATTTGCCACTTCGGTAGTTACTCTTTGAGCAACTGTTAAGGTATCATTATTAGCTATAATGGTGCCCCTGAATATATCGACAGCGGCGGCAGTAGTATTTGTCGCAACAGTTGTTACTCCAAGTGAGGTTCGCACAGCAATAGTGTCATTGCGAATTACCCCGGCAGTTACGGCAGATGCAATCAAATCTGTATAATCTTCGTTCGCAAACTTTTTTTCCTGCACTGTTATTGCAATGGTTGTATCTATACCGGCAATAGTGTCAAAATTGAATGCAGCATAAAAATGCAACGGTCCCGGATCATAATTTGACAAAATTACATAGTAATCTATCGTATCACGGGTTGTCGGAATTAACTTGTCTGAAGTCGTACCATTGTAAGCAACATTTTTCGTATTGCGAACATCGACCAAGTTATTCGATCCGGCCAGGTTAACAGTCCTCTCCTGGGACATTGCGGAAATGCATGACAATACTAAGAATGTCAAAAAAACAAATATAATATTTACAAAATTTCTCATTTTCTTTTCCTCCTTTCTTAGTAAGCCGAAGCTAATTCATATTCCAAAAGCAATTTCATGTCCAGTTTATAAGCCACATCAAGATACCATGACTTAGTAACCTTGTCATAGAAAGAATCCAGGCTGGTAAGGCTTTCTTCATCACTTGTCCCGATAGGAATATTGTTAATGTCAGTCAGTATAACCCTGTGAGGCAGGTAATAAGTAGTAGTCAGGTCATGATAAGTCCTAATGTATCGTTCCCAGTCGTGGCGAACGATGATAGGAATACCTCTGTATGAATACCGGGTCGATCCCTGTTCAGTCCTGTCAAGCATGAAAACAAGGGATTTATCTTCAAGGAATGACTGCCAGTTCGACATTATGCTCCTTGTTACCTGGAATACCAAAGTTCCACCTTCAAAAGCTCGCGAATCAATATTATCATACAAGTCACGGAATATTTTCAGAGATGCATCGGCAGCAAGTGCCAATTGGGTAGCTTTGTCACCGCCATTGTTTTCGGTAATTTCGTACCTGTGAGTAAGCGGGGTACCCAATGCCTGATCGGTGAAAATTTGCTTCCACAAACCATTCAACATATTGAAATATGTTTTGGTTGTACCGGCTGTTAACAGTTCATTTCCTGCACCGTCACCAACCGGAGAAGCTGAAACGTCACCAAAATCAGCAATTCTCAAAACAGATTGAAGGGTTGCATCGAGGGCGCGATCGGTGATAAAGGCCATCATTTCGTTATCAACTTCTTCCCATGTGTTTTTTGCAATCCTTGATTTCTTCCAGAATTTCATGAGAGAATTGACATCAGCCTGACAATGAGGCAGCCTGAAACTAACAAGCTTCGGAGTCCATTGTTTCTGACTTACAGGTATAGTTCCTGTTTCGGTATTAACACCGCAAGAACCCGGATCAACTTTTCCAACAAGGCCAAACTGACCCATAATAGGGATATATCTATCCATTTCCACGCCTGTTTGAACGCCGTGTACCTGGGATATTTCAGGTTTTACATATAACTTCTCGAATACGAGCTGCGAGGTTTCCCTTGCTTCATCGGAGTTGAGAGTTAACAAACTGGTATCTAATTTACTTGCCATAATAAAATTATTAATTGATTAATACTTTGTTTAAGACTTAAATGCTTTACGCGATCCTGCATTTCCGCTTCCGGGTGTGTTCGGTGGGATATCGCCGGTTGAAAACTGTGATTTGAAATCGACAAATTCATTTTTCACAATTTCAAACTCACTTTTAATTTTTGTGAATTCTCCCTGTGTACTTGTCAAATTTGCCTGTGCAGCCGCTAAATCAGCTTTGAGTTTTTCGTTTTCTTCTTTCAGCTTCTGCATTTCTTCATCATCGCCGGCGGGTTCAACTATTTCATTCAAAGTCCCTGCTTCGAATTTATAGACAGTACCATCAGATAAAGTGTAATCACCGGAAGCCGGATTACCGTCTACTTTTGCAGTTACTCCGACTTTAATTTCTTCCTGCGTTTTTATCGCATCTCCGAAATCAATTTCTTTTCCGTTAACGTCCTGAATGACTAAAGCCTTTGCAGGATTAAGCTTGTTCCAAATCCGGTCAAGGATCGTACTGATACCATTCAGTTTTTTTGCCTGTTCAGTATCTAATTGAGTTTTTGTTTTTTCTGACATCTTTGCTACTTGTTTTATAGTATTGACAATTTCTGTTATAAATCCAAAATTCTGAGCCTCTTCAGCTGTGAAAAATGTTTCATTATGCATGTAATTAAGCAATTCATCTTTTGACAGCGATGTATGCTTTTCGTAAAATTCAGCAAGTTTACTTTCAGTCTTTGCAAGTTCATCGGATTGTTTTTTCAGATCCTCTGAATCACCTATACCGAAAGTCCACGGATTATGAATCATAAACTCTGAATGTTGTGTCATTAACCTGCGATCACCGGCAAGGGCGATAACAGTCGCAATCGAAGCGCATAATCCTTCAATGACTGTTTCAATTTCTTTCCCGGTCCTTACAAGTGCATCGTGAATTGCAAAGCCTTCCCAAACATCTCCACCGGGACTATGAACATGAACAACAAGTCTCTCAGCTTCTTTATTATTATTGATTTGATTGACAACATCTTTTAAATTAACCCCGCCGTATTCTTTTGCTTTTTCATCCTGCCAGGGAATTATCTCTCCGTAAACAAAAATATGACCTTCATTTACCTGGTCATTTTCGGCAGCCTCAAACGTATAGTCTTTGACATCATTATCTTTTAGCCATTTTTCAGCTTCATCCGATGTGAACTTTAAAACATCAAACCGGTAAGCCTGTGTGGTCATTGTATCTTCACCGGTAAGTTTCCCGGTAATTATATCCACGCCATCGGCTATATTTTTTCTCCTGAAACTATCCTGAATAAAATCTTTAGGATCATTAATTCTGGCGGCATGTTCATTCTTATAGGGCATCTTGTTAATAATTTTATCAATTCAAAAGTACGCTTAATCAAAATATATTGTATATTCGTCAAGTGAGAATAAAAACCTAAACGGTATACTAATGGTAAAGCAGGTCAAGAAATCCGTGTCTTTAAAGCTGACAGGTGAACTCAAAAAACGGATAGAAAAAAAAGCAAGGTTAGAAAACAGGTCAAGAAATGGAATGATCGAGTATATGATCAAATTTTATTTGGAAGTAACTAAAAAATAAATATATGGAACTAATTTTTCAAGATTATTACGAAAGAATGCAATGCCGCATTTATGCAAGAGAACAAAGTGGAAGTAAAATTATTATGATTGGTTATGACGGTGAAAATTTGATTGAACAGACTTTACCAGATACGCCAGAAATAATTGACATCAAGCCTTTGTTAATAATTCCTATTTTCATGAAAGATGCTTTGATTAAAGCGTTTATCAGTGAAGGTGCAAAATCTAATTTAAGAACTGAAAATGAAAACCTACTAAAAGGTAAACTTGAAGCAACTGAACTTCATTTAAAAGATATGAGGGAGTTTTCTCAAAAACTGCTTAATAATAAATTATTGGTTAAAATAAAATCAAATGACAAAGAAAACAAAATTTAAAATCAGTAAAATATTTGGAATAATATTCCTTATTTTTTGGCAAGTTGAAACATGGTATTTTATAATCCGTGATGGTTGGCATTTAAAAGCAATAACTGAAGCAGAAAAAACATGTGACGGAATTGCTTCAATGTTCTTAATCATATCATGTATATTTTTCTTTTCTATTCTTTATGATATTGTGAAATTATTTGCTCGATGCAATATTACATCAATTAATGTAACCAATAAAATATATGATACGAATAACAATTGAAATCGACAATGAAGGCGTAAATATTACGCGTGAGGATATTGGAAAAAAGAAAGCTGAAAAGGTTTTACTTGAAGTTAAAGAGAATCCTCTTAAAAAATCAATAATCACAAAAAAGACAAAAAAATGTAAAACATGTGGAAAACCATTTAAACCTGATGGGAACCGGCAAAAATATTGCAGTGAAAAATGCGGGATGAAGCGTAAAGTTTATGTGAAGAAACGTGAACATAAACCAAAATCAGAACCTGAACCTGAATCAAAGTCAGAATCAATAACACCTACGCCAACCCGGTTAGTTATTGCAAAAGTAGAACACAATTTCATTCACCGGGGAAATAAATATCCAGTGATTGAAGCGAATAAAGATTCATATCTCATAAGAGATGATTTGGATATGGAAGTATGGTATGATAAAAGTCTTTTTGAATGAGAAAATCAGAATTTAAAAAACTTCAAGATCGAATTAATTATCTTGAAGAAAGAATCAGGATTGATAATGAAAATCAGTGGAGACATTATAGAAATTCTTCCCGGTGATATATTAAGAATAAGATTTATTTTCTTAACTTTACACCAGTTTAACTGATTTAAAAAAGTAGAATCAGTTACACAGTCAAAAAAGCATCCCTTCCCGGTTAGGGTATTGCAGTATTTTTATTAAACTATCACCGACCAGGTTCAGAATTTCGACTGAGAGCCTGGTTTTTTTTGCAATAACTTTTAAAAACTGACTTCGATTTTTGTTATTAATCATACTACTTTAGATTAAAAGCTGTATCTGCCTACAACAGCTTTTTTAATTAAGCAATTATATATATTCCTTTTAAAATAATTTCTATGCAAATTGCGTATTTTAATCTACGAGAAACTCGTAGATCGTCTAAGAGATTTACCTATATAGTCTACGAGTTTCTCTTAGTTTTATCTACGAGTTTTGCGTATAAACAAAAAGCCGGTTTAACCCCGGCTTCTTAATTTATATGTTGTCCTCTCAGTAGTTCATCAATAAACTGGTATATGATTTCTTCGTTGTCGATTGTCATAAATCAAATGAATGAAATTTATCAATATCATATACAAAAAATAACGGTCCATTCGAAGGATAAATTATGCCATTAAAGTAAAATTCAACAGTCAAATACTTATTAAATTTTTCAGCTTTATATTGATAACAAAATAATTCCTGGTGAATTCCATTATCGGAGTATGTTTTAGCCCCCATTGTATTATCAGTTTTTACCCAAAGTTGACCAAAACCAAATCCGTTTATTAAATTAACTCTTTTTTCAATAACCATTGTTGATTTAGAACTGTCCATTCTACTCAAAAAAATAGCCTGAATAGAAATAGTGCTGAACTTTGTCTGATCTTCGCTATATCCTCTTAAATCCTTAGCCGGTATCTCTATTTTATAGATCACCATTATCGAATCAACAGTCTTAATCATTTCCGGTTGCTGTTCATCAGTTTTACCGTAATTTTCAATCAAATCATCTTTTTCGCACCCGGTTATCACCGCTGCAAAAATCACTAAAAAATAAAGTATTGGTTTCATGTTTTTATAATTAGAATATTTCAAAATTACCTGCTAAACCTGTTTCAAGATTATTGTTACCCTGGATCCTTGAAAATAAATCCAGTGTTTTTACTTCGAGTTTTTTGATCTCTCTCATCATTTCACGCCATTCAGAAGTCATTTTTGAATCTGAATTGTCGAACCAATCTGATATTTTTAATGTTATTTCCATGATCTTTTTATTGAGTATACGGAAACGTATAAGGAAAGGTTACGATTTTTTAGTTATTAAAAAATGATATAATAGGTTCATTTTATTCCATATAAATCTTTTATATCTTCACGATCCCAAAAGTAGTCAAGTTGTCTTTGTTGCCAATCCATTTTTTCTTTAATAACTTTATCAAAAATTCGATAAACAAATAATTCAAATTCTGGATTTAACCATGCAGCAAATTTATAGGCTAATAATTTATGCATCCAAGTACCTTGAATTTTATTGTTTGAATTTCCTTTTATAACCTTAAGTATTTGAATATCTTTTGACACGCTTTTTTGCGTATCACTTTTTAAATGATTTTCCAAAATAGAAATATATTCTATTGTTTGTTTTTGTCTTAAAAAGTTATTCATTCTTTTTTCAGGAAATGCCTTTAACATATCTGTTGCATTTACCATTTCATTATCATAATCAAATGCAATTAATTTATCTTTGAATTTTTCTATGTTCATAGTTATAAAATTTAAGACCCCGAAAAATGTAATCGCTGATACATCAATCGGGGTCAAAGGTTAACCAATATTTTTATGTATTCAGCGATAAATACTAAACAAAAATAATCATTTTATCTTAATTTCAAACAATCTTATATTTACAAAACCGAAGTTTTTTGCTGAGAACTATCCAACTTCTGTTTCGCCGTAACCTCATCAATCACGACAACTTTTTCACTTTGCGGAGTTTCTATTGATTTCCCTGCATCCCCTATTTGTCTCGAGACTATCCCCTGCCCAATTTCGGGGTTAACAGAGGTAACAACGCGAGGTTGTGCCGGCGTACTTCCTCCGCTTACCGAACCTCCACCGCCAGATCCTTCACCCGGTAATCCTGATTTAACGGCAAGAATCTTTTTAACATTAGCTAAACCGGAAGCGACGGCGGCAGCGGCAGCGGCAATACCTAAAGCGATACCGACAGGTCCGGGAATTGTTGAAGTCATCCCGGTAAATGCTGCCTGGGCACCCCTGAATGTATCAATAGTTGTCCCTGCAACGGCAGCGGCCTTCCCGATTGCTGTTTGTTCACCTGCAAGTGTAGCGATATTCTTTGCAAAGTCACCGGCCAATGCAAGTTTAGCATCTCTTTCTGTTCGTGCAATAGCTATTTTAGCCTTAGCATATTTCTTTTCAATGAGTTCGGTAGATGCGCCTATTCGTTCAGCCGCTTCAATTTCCTGTTGTTCTTTTAAAGTAAGACCTTCCAGTTCAATTTCAAGTTGTGCAAAAATGCTTTCTTCTGCAATCGCCAGGTTATTTTCATAATCAGTTTGTGCAACTTCGATTTTTCTTTGTTTTTCAGCCTCATCAAATTCTGAATTTAATTGAGCAACCTGTAAAAGATAATCATTCTGAAGTTCTAATTTTTGAGCATTCTTTAAGGCTTCGGATTCATTTTCCTTTGCGTCAATTTCATCAATCTTTATTCTAAGTGCCTCTTTTAAAATTTCTTCCTGACGCCTGACTGTTTCGCCGGTTAAATCAATTTTATCCTTATTTGCAAGTTTGAACATTTCAAGTTCAAACATCATTTGTTCGACAGATGATTCAGCAAGTTTACGCTGATCTTCAATCATATCATTTATTGCAGATTGACGTTGTCTTTGAAATCCTCTTTCAGCTTCTGAATTTGCTTTTTGAATATTGAATATTTCAGCTTCAAGTCGCGCCTGTTCTTCTTTCGCTTCTTTTGTTTGTGCAGACATTGCCATTTCCTGACCGTGTATATAGGCTTTTTGCTTTGCAATATCCAGATCATCCTTCATCATTGCTCTCTGAATTTCAATTGCCTGATCAAGTAATTTCAATCTTTCTTCGCCGGTTAGTTTATCTTTTTCGGCAGCCTTTGCCCGAAGTTCTGCAATCTTTGCCTGATCTCTTGCATCATTAACTATCTCAGCGCGAATTCTTTTTTCAAGTTTTTCCCGCATTGCAGCAAGTTTTAAGGCAATATCAATCTCTTTTTTACTTTCATCGATCAAATTTTTAACCCCGTTGGCAATTTTATCAATCATATTTTCAACTCCGGTTGTAAGTTGAATTGTTCCATTTGCCAATTCTTTAAAACCTTCCTTCCAATCCTTTGAAAAAATCTTTTTAAATGATAAAGCGATGACCTTGAAAGCCTCAAGCCTGTTGATTAAATTTTCTTTTATCGCATTTCCTAAGTCCATAATGGCCTGTTTTGGATTTTCAAATGCTTTGAATAAAGTTTCAGCCAGCTTTGTAACTATATCCATAATATTATTAAGCACAACTTTGAATACTGCCATTGCTTTAGCCAGTTGATTCTGTCCCTCTTCTGATCTTTTTAGTGATGCAATTAACCCTGCAATTGCAGCAACAATTAATGTAATAGGCCACAACGCGGCGTTAAGTGATATCCCAAAAACTTTAGCAGCTTTTGAAGCGGTACCAAAACCGGGTACCATTTCAGCAAGTGAAGTAGTTGATTTGCCAATAACATCATTATAATTCCCTACATTTCTCCTTGCGTCCCCGGTAGCTATCTCTTCTTTTTTGAGTGCATTTGTAAGTTCGAGTTTTCTGGCAGTTAGTTTCTTTCCCTGGTCGGTATTCAATCTTTCTGATTCAGATAATGCAGACCATTGTTTTGATACAATTGACAGTTCAGCTTTCATTGCATCCAGTGATCCGATATTTGACTGGTTAGCTGTCACAACCTTTGCAATAAGATTTTCCTGTACCCGGAGTTCTGCCTGGTTAGCCTTCAAGTTAGCAGATGCAAGGATATATTCTTTTGATGTTTCGCCCTGTGTTTTTTTCAGGTTATCAGTCTCAGCGCGCAATTGTGCGACACGTTCTTTCAAAGCCTGGGTATCTTGTATCGCTTTTTCAACATCAATATCAACGCTCGTTAAAACAACTTTATCTGCCATGTATCAAAATATTAATAAAAATAATCACCGTCACCGTCAGTAAATGGGTCGTTTATGCCGTCAACCCAAAAATCAAGAAAGTCAGTTGCTTCCGGAACCTGGTCAGAAATTTTGAACAGTTCCAATTTTGTCGGGGCTTTTGACTTCTCAGGATTAAACCCTGATATCTTATTCAGGAAAAAACATCCGTTCAATTCCCGGAAGTAATATTTACGCCAGAATTCAATATTTAAAATGTCATTCATCGTTAACCAACATTCAACTTCCCAATATTTAGGATGTTGCATTGCTTCGGTTAAAATAACGTATTCGGAATTTAAATTATATAAAGCCGGTTTGTAAAGTTTCAATTCAGCAGTTTCAGTAACCGATACAGAAAAAACATCCTCATAAAAAAAATTAACAATAACATCATTTGTTGTCAATCCGTCATTGATAAAAAATTGAAATGTCTTAAACGATTCATCCGAACTTAAATCAGGGACTATATCGCTAATAAATTCAGTCGCATTTCCTAATTTAATAAACGCAGGTACATAAGCGTCAATTGAAAATAAATCAGATTTTTTATCAAGTCCCTCATTCAGACTTGTAATTATTCTTGCGTATCGTTCCTCATCGCATCCCTCAAAGCGTTCCTTAAATTTTATATAACTGTTTTGTGAAAATCCATCAACTGAAGGCTTAAATGTCCTATCCTTATCCGATAATTTATCAGACCAGTTTTTTATCGGAGCACTTTCTTTCATATCATCCCATCTGCGAAGTGCAATCACATCAATTCCATTAACCTGGAATTCATCTTTTATAATATTGAAATGCTGAAAAAAAGCATTGACATAATCGTAAAGTGTTTTATCATCTTTATCCTTTATATCATTCAGAGGTTTGAAATTATCAGTATCAAGAATTGTAGCATAATCAGCCGTTGTAAACCAATAATCTCCGATTGTAGGTAATGAAACTGTTTTTGGAAAAAGCATAATATTCCTGAATGGTGTATACATTTGAAGCGCAATAGGATCATCCCAAATGTTACCGATAAATCCACCGCCTTCCGTATAAAACTTGACTGAATATTTATATTCAATGAATTCAAATATTGTTTTTGCAAATATTGACCAATGACCGCCAAGCGAATGATCAAGAAACTTCCAATAATCTAAATAAATTATCGGTGAACTATCTGCAACTTCCAGAAATGTAACACCGCTATCAAGGGTATAATTAAACAGGTTGCCAAAATATAATGTCAATATTAATCCTTCTGTATTAACAGAATATTCATTACATAAATCTGACAAATTACCAACAAAAGGAATATCTTCAGAAGGCAATCCCTTTTCAGTCTGCATCCATGCGATTATTTCTTCAACAAATTCATTTGTTTTTAATGTTTTCATCTCATCCCACAGATCCGGTTTCTGAAAACAAAACAGGTTTATCCGATTATCTGATACCTGTTCTAATCTTACTTTAGCATTCTTAATTATCTGTTCGTTATTCACCCAATAGTCCAGCGTTTTTGATTCGTACATTGTATTTTCAGACACCTGGGCGTTACCTGGGAAACCTAATTCAGCAAGATTGTGAGCAGTGGCCGGAATAGTAAATGAATTCGATACGGTAATTTTCCGCTTGCCAGGTTCTTTTATATCATAAGCCTGTAAGGTAATACCGATTGAGGTATTATCATCAATGTCAATATCATTTCCGTTTATGCGTAATAACCTCATAGCATATTTATTGAGTAGTTTTCAGGCAAAGTAATTTCAATTTCAACCTTGCTGTACCCGCCTTTCCGGGACCGGACCATATTATCTCGACTGTCTATCGTTACCTCGATCCAGTCTTTATTCTCATCCGTTGTAGATCCAATGTACAATAGTACACGCGGAGATGTGTATATATCGGATAATATCAATAATTCGCTGGCCGATACCTCATCAGCAATCAATGTCATTTTGCGTTCATTTTTATAGCCGATATTTTTTGTTGAGGATTGAGAATCGAGTATCGATGTAATAAGTTTATTTAATTTACCTATCAGTTTAGGATTGTCTTTTGTTTCGTAAAACCTGTTGAAAACAAAGAACCTATATTGCCCGGTCCTGTCAAGATATTTTATATACTGATTATTCGTACAGAAAGGTTTTACTGTTACTGTTTTCAACTCTCCATTAACAACATTGTTAACAAGTATTCTGAACAATGCATCGGCGGTAAGGTCGTTCAATTTCAATCGGTATAATCCTAAATCTGCATCTGCTAAAGGAAATTCCCGGACAGGTATTAATACCGATGCCCCACTCCCGATAAAAGTTACCAGGTCAATGTCGACAATGGGAGTTTCCACACCGGCAAGCTGAGATAAGCCGATCATGAAATATCTTGTCGTATCAGCGGATATAAGATCAGTCCAGGCAAAATCCTCAGTAACCCATAAACCTGCCGTATTTTGCAGATTATAAGTTGTCCACCCGTAATGCAGAATATCATCCGATCTGTGTTCACCGATTGCGAACAGGCCTGTATAAGCTGCGCTTGTTTTGTATCTTACCCGTATAATCCTGTTAAAAGATTGTCCTATTGAGCCGCCTAAATTTAAATTGTAACCAGGGTATTCGATGAGTAATGTTCGGGGACTTGCTTCATTGATAATAAATCTTGCGACACCGGGGCTTATTTCATACACTCTGAAATTGGTAGTTCGCGGATTCGTGGAAGTTCCTGCAATAATGCAATCAGAGGGATATGTTTCCGGGGCAACTCCTGTCCATGCGTTAAAATCAAGTGCAAATTTTACCCCGATTTGGTATTCAACTTGCTGTATTACAATGTCTGCCCCATCAGTCGGGTTGAAGAAATAAATATAAACAGGTTTTTCATATCCACAAATAAAAGTATCAACTTCATTTAGGAACATTTCAGTTAATGCCGGCGTCTGTCCGAATTGCCTCGATGCTGCAAAAGCGATTATGTCAACAGTAGTTTCCTGAGCTTCCAAGCTATCATAAAACCTCAACTCAAATGCTAAAGGAATATTCGTTACCTGGGAGACCGATTCTGCCGTTTGAACAAAGTCATCAAAGTCAGGCATATATCCCCGGAGAATTTCATCGGCAACAAACATAAATTGCCTGATATTAACAGCTAAATCGCGGTAATAGATACATTGAAATATTGCATCATCGGCAACAAGCACGCTTGAAGAATCGTTTACATCGCATTTCAAAATAGGCGCCGACCCTGTGTAGGTAACATCTATCAAAAAAACTAACGGGGAATGAATAGCAAGCAAGTTACAATCTCCGACTATGTTCGTTTGTGAAACTGTAATATTTGTTACAGGCATTTTATTTTTCTTTTAGAGTTTTCAAAACATCCGACCTGACTTCTGTAATCATTACAAGCGATATTCCTTCGAGCAATTTCTGAATTCTTTCTTCTGTTATAACATCAGACACCAGGCCTCCTGCATTGAACCGGTTAGGAACTGTAATTCCTTTTCTTGCTATCTTCCAGGCAACAGCGAAAGGATTAGCCTGAATGCCTTTCCTTTGTACCCATTCTTTTAAAAATGTTGATCCGGCCCAACCAACCCACGCCCGGATAGATTCGGGATTTTTGTTTGTATTTGGCTTTCTTCCGGATTCAAGCACGCCAGTATAGGCGCTGCCTAATATCTCTGCCGTGTAACCTGTTGGCCTTTCTTCAATATTTGTTTCAAGATCACGCTCCCACTGCCCGGATGCCCGTAGACCTAATTTATTATAGTTAGCCGCAAGGTCTGTCTTTGCTTCTGTTAGCCAGTTATCTATATGGTCACGAAGTGTCATTGCAGAAACGTTACCGGGGTTACCACAAAATCTATATTAGTATCAAACTTATTCAATTCCATTCTGAAACGAACATCCTGAACGGTCATATTGTTTTCACATCCTATTGAAATAATTGCTGTTGATAAAAGTGTCATTAGTGCTTCAAGGCGTAATTCATATTTTTGCCAAAATGTTTCATCAAGGTTTGAACGGGTCAGGTCGTCATCTTCAACCTTTCGGCCAAGTGCTATTATGCCAGTGTATCGGATTTCACTGATTGAATTCCCTTCACCAAATATAGGTATTGCATCAAAATCAGCCGTTAACACAAGGTCACCTGGATTGTATGTATTTTGAGATGCTTCGTAGTTTTGATTAAAATTGTTTCCGCTTAGGAAATGCCATCCTTGAGTTGTGGCGTAATCTTTAATAACTGATAAAATGGTGAAGTTATCCATTTGAAAATTAGTTTGACAAATATAAAAAATATTGTGACGGGAAAATAAAAAACCCCTATAAAAAATTATAGGGGTAGAATTAAATTAAATCGAATCGAACGAATGTTTCACATAACTTGAATAATCTCCGTTGCGTTCGCCGGATTCGGACCGGGCCTATGGCGTATGAGACCATTGTGCTACCAATTACACTACCACGCAAGATGTAAATATACTAAAAATTTCGCTTACTCATAATTTTTATAAGTTCTTTTTCGTAATCACTCAACATTTTTTGTGCCACAAGTTCGGTAAATGCCTCGTCATATCTCATGGACCTTACCTCATCATTCTTTGTAATATCCCCTTTGGTAAGTGATCTAATTTGCATATAGATTCCCAGGATTCCAAGCTTATCGATACCGGCCTGTATTTCTTCATCCGTTGCTTCGTACTTCAAAACAATAGATTCTATTTCTGTAATGCGTTCGATTTCGGACAGTATATATTTCCATGTTTGGACAAAAGTTGTCAAATCCAAATCAATACACTTTTTGTTGATAAGTTTTTCAACATATTCGATTAACTTAATCCACCCTGTTTCCCCGGATGAAATATCAAACTGTAAATCTTTGATCAACCCGAATGATTTAGCCGTCATGTCACCAATATGGAAGTGATCAACAGCCTCATTCATAACAATAGAATACTTGAAAAAGAATTCATATTGGTGAATTAACTCCGGGTCATGAAGCTCAAGAAATTCTTTTACTGTGATGTTTGGGAGTACCATTAATTGTAAAGTAAATCTAAAATAACATCGGCATGACATTTAGAAGAAATCGAACACCAACAGGCTAAATTTTTACCTCTGAGTTCTTCAATATTATTTTCTTTAAATTTATCAGACCAATATTGTAAATCAGCAATTTGAAATTGCGTTCCTTTCAAAATATGCCAGTAAAGATGTAATACATCATCAATATTCCCTAAGTTGTAATAAACCCACGGGTCTAATATTTTCCTTCTATAACCGGCATCTATGTAAATCATGCCATTATCTAATTTTATAGGATTTCCCCATTTTGTAGGTCTACCAACATAAACAACAGGAAGTCCATTCGGACTTGCTTTTTGTAAATTAAATCCTTTTTTTCTTAATCTTTGAATTCTTATTGGTTTCATATTTTTATTTATAATACTCGATTTCCTTTCGGAGCCTCCGGCTGCAATTCAAACCATTCCCTCATGGATAAAACATCAGACCAATCAGGGGACCTGCCTATCAGTTCTTTTACTTTAGCCTTCGGGATAATTCCCTGCCTTCCATCGCTGTCAATATCTTTCTTCTTGATCTGTTCGCATTCTTCAATGATATAATCCTTATCCTGTTCCGATAACTCATCCCTGATCCATACACCTGAATCATTTACCCTTTTCGCAAATTTAAAATAACATTGACTTTTCAGGTTATCGTAATTTTCATTGTTCAGTGCCCTTGAATTGTTGATAAATCCCTTGCAATGAAGTATATCTTTTACCCCGCCGCCGACGCCATCCTCATCAACTAATACTTGAGACATTGGGATAGAATAAGTATTTGCAAGTATTTTTATTTCAGAAGCCGCCTGAGTAACAAGATTTTTTTCAAGTGAAACCGTTTCTATTAACTGGAACCCGTCCCATGTAACAATCCTTGTAAAATCTTTTCCCTGCCTGGCGATATCGGCGGTAATACATTTACGACCGTTAGGAACAAATGAATTCGTAAACATATCCAGGATAGAATCATACTCGATCAACTTCGCCGGATCGTCATCATATTCCCAATTCCCGTACATCAATCGTTCTTTTGTTGATTTATCGGTGATCTGCGATAATTGCCTTTCGTAATCTTTGCCGGTATATTGATTATCCATGTATAGAGATTGAATAAATGCAATATTCGAAGGTAGTGTCCCGGCTTTAAAAGGCTTGTAAAAATATTTATAGGTCCAATTCTTTTTTGGATTCCCGGTTATTGAAATGGTACCCCTGACTTTAAGTTCCTTATTCATGTGTCTTCCGATACGGCTTTTCAATACATCAAAGGCCATATAGTTTACCTCTCCGGCCTCATCAATTGCACCGTCTGTAAATTCAAGTGAACCGAATCTTTCATAAAGAGGGTCTGAAGGATAATATTTGAGTTCGATTAAATCAATACGGGAACTATTCCTGAATTCAATGTAATTCTTTTGGCCGTTAAACTTGTAGTGAACCCCGTTGATTAATTTATGATGCTGGCAAACTTTGAAAAATGTTAAGAGGGTAGATTCGGAAAGTCTTTTCAATTCTTCTCTTCCTAAAAAAGTTTTATAACCAGGATAACGAACGCAATTTATCATTTTACTTTCACATATCCACCACGTTTTCCCGCCTCCTGCGCCTCCGCCGAAGTACACTACATCTATCAAATCATTATTTAATGCTTCGTAAGCCTTATGTTGCTTCGGTTCCGGCCTTAGAATTATCTTCATCTAATTTGGGATCATTTGGTAACACGTAAACTATTCCTTCAATTTTTTCGCCATCGGTAGTTAAATCCTTTTTGTCGACAAGTCCTAAATCACGAGCTATTATATTGGAATTCAGAAGTTCAGCGGCGGCTCCTGTGAATTTTTGGTTTCGGATGCATTCTTCGATACGCCTTGTGATATTCATAAAATCAGGATTTTTCCGATATTCATAAAATGTAACTGTATCTAAATCAGCGAATAAGCAAAACCCTATAATAGTCATTGCATGCATTTTATAAATTGGCTCATGAGTAGCCTTACCTTGATAAAAGTTAACTGAATCCTCGACAAGTGGGTTTTCTTTTATCCATTCAAAATATAAAATAGCTTCTTCCCACAATTTTTCAGGTGTAAATTTAAAATCTCTTCCGTGTTTATTACGGAATTCCCAGAGGTTATTTCCTTTTTGAAAAGTCATGATTCAAAATTACGAATAATATTTGAAATAAAAAAAACCCGGCCAAATAAACCGAGCTTTATTTTTTATAAGATACATTTAACACTCAATTATCGCAATCTCCTTACAAATTTCCCTGATCTGATCTTTCTGTTCGTCAATGATCTCATCCCTTGTTTTCCGAATGATTTCAGCGGCATCTGGAGAAATCAATGTTATACTCAGATCATTTGCATTGATGTAAACCTCAATCCCGATTTTTGTTTTTTTAGAACCTTTGAAAATCGGAATTTCAAGATTGAATTTATCCGGGATGTTTATTTCATGAATAATCTGCTCAACATGGTCAAGCATATTGCCTTTCTTATCATCCTTTTGCTCTTTCGATTTTTCAACCTTTGCCTTAAAATGCAAAAGTTTTGCGGACAATTCATTTGCTGAATCGAGAGTTTCAAAATAAACCCGGTTCATTTTCACAAATTCACCAAGTTCCCTGCTTATCCACGAGCTACCTGTATTGATTTTAAATTTCATGAATTCTTCAGTGAATTCCAATCTTCCTGTTACCGAACTTCTCAGGTTTGAATTTTCGTTTATGACCAGCATAATTCCTCTTTTTTCCCGGTCGATGAGAATTGTACAAGTCGGAATATTCAAAGTGGGTAATTTGGATTTCAAGAAATCTACCGGTCCGGTAATTATTCCGTTGTAATCGAATCCTTTCAATTCAATCGGATTTGAAGCGTCACCATTCCTGATAATTACTTCCTGCGTTCCTTCTGCAAGATTGATGTTCAATTTTTGTTCTTCCATTGTTTTAAAAAGTTAAATTGTTATTATTCTGTTCCGTTTCTTTGATTCATGAAAATAGTTGTCTGGCGCTCTTCGATTGTACGCGGGCGCCTTTCAATTTCAACTCTTTCATTATCATAAATAACAGCATATTCACCGTCGTACATGACGTAACATTCTTCTTTTACAAGGCGCGCTTTATCCCGGATGAATGTCAGTTTTTCCTTTACCTGGATTTTCAAAGGTTTAAGTTTCGCTTTGTATTCCTGCTTTATCGAATCGAATTCCTCTTCGATCGCATTTGATTCAATCATCACTGTCGACAAATCGGTTTTGAATTCCGCGATCTGTTCAGGCGTGAATCTTTTTAGGTACTGGTGACTGATCACCTTGTCACATGATTCTCTTAAGTTTGACATAATTTTGAATTTATTTATTTAGTAAAATGATTTGATAATATTGTTCTTATTTTTTCTTTTTTGTAATCGAATTTTATTTCACCTTTCTGTGCTATTTCTTTCAGCGGAACGTCCCACCATTCATTTTTTCCTTTTTCATGCATATCAATCCTGAAAAGAATTGCCTGGCCCAAAGGTAACCTTGTACAATCAACGGCATTTTTTATTATTTCGTTTTCGCGTTTTTCGATTTCAAAGCGGTTGTGCTCTATTTTTTTTCTCTGGTAATCAGCAAAGCATGCCATTATATTAACAACTGATACCTTTTTCATTTCGTAATTAGCCAGCGTTATTTCTTTGAAAACATGATTCACTTCTCCGAATATCAAATTTCGATGTTTTTCAAGTAATAATTTCGTTACCTGCCGATATGAGTTTTCAAATGTTTCCTTATCCATAACCTGGTCGAAATCCTCTAATAAAGATTTCATCAACCTGTATATGTTTTCTTCAAATAACTGGTAAGGATTTATATCCTTGATTCTTTCGGTTATATCTATTGATTTCATGCGCTTGGATTATAAGTTAAATCTTGTATTTTTTTAAATTTACTCTTTTCAACTGATTTATATTCTGTTTCCCATCCGTTGTTATGTAGATATGTTTTGAGATGAGGCCATTCAGGGATAAATCCAGTAATTCTTGATCTTTCATTTATTTGCCTTTCGAGTTCTTTTAATAAAATTAAGCAAATTTCTTTATAGTTTTTATGCTTTTTGACTAAATCATTGAATTCGGAATCTAATCCTCTTTTTGTTCCGGGATATTTTAAACGAAAAATTTCGAATAATTCTTTTTCCTTTATTAAAGATTTTGGTTTATCATTTAAAAAAATCAGAATATCTTCTATGTTATCTGTTATTAGTTTTAAGTTATTAGTTAATAGTTTATATATATGCTCACTCAGTGGCTCACATAGCGGTATCACTACTTGCTCATATAGCGGCTCACTCAGTGGCTCACTTAGCGGTACTGGTACTTGCTCAGTTACTTGCTCATTTTTAAACAGGCATAATTTAACTTTTGGAGCTTTATAGTTATTAATTCCTTTTTGATAATCTATTAATCCCCAATTTTTTAATTCTTCTAAAACTTTATAATAAGTATTTCGACTACCAATACAACTGCCAGCCATACCAAGATCATAAGGACATTTGAACCATTCAACCCAATTGGCTCTGTTATTCTGGTTTATTAAAAAAAGATATAAACTAACATGAGTTGCATTAACATCTTTATCCTGATTATTAAAAACCCATGAATAAAAAGATTTTATTTGTTCAAATCCATTAATCCTATATGATTGACTGCTCATATTAAAATAAAAAACCGGCCCCAATAAAAAAGCCCAAAGGCCGAGGGTGACTAAACCCGCTTTGAGCAATTTTACCGGAGACCGGTATATTATTAAAAACGTATGTCTTATTAATTTTAGTCATATTTTGGCTTTAAAGAACAAACATACAAACTTTCCTTAACATTTTACAAAATAATTCTTAACAATAATTGTTAATTTAGTTGTTAATATCTTGTTTGTGGCGAATGCCATTCGTCCCTACACTTACTATCTTATGACTTTGAAATACTGTAAATCCCGTTCGTTGTCAAAAATTATACCCGAATTTTTCTTTTCGCAAAGGTTCCAGAATTCATTGAAATAATCTATCGGTATCATCGTAATGTGATGCCATTCAGGGTAATTTCCGAATACTTTTTTCAATAATAGGGCTTTATCGTAATTACTGGTATTGCTTTTATTAATGTCTGCAATGCTTTTTTCAATGGTTTCCTTTAAATACCTGGTCATTGATTCATCATTGCTTTTGATTGGTTCAGGCTTTGCTTCTGGTAATAGTATAGGTTTATGAATATCAACCTCAGATTTAGCAAGGTCAACCAACCTGGTTAATTTTTCAATTAATCTTTCCTGTTTCATCCCTCCCCATTCGCGGGCAAGATTTTTCAAATAGGTTTTTGAGTTCATTTTATTTGGTTTAAAAATGATTCTTTCCAATAGATTTTTTCCGGCTTTACGTAACTTTCAACAGCAGTTTTCATGTATAACAGTGATTGCCTGTCGTATTTCTGGCCGGAAAGTAATCCTATTTTAAAGTGATCACAGAAATCCTTTACTGCATAAATAAATTTAGTTGACCTGAACGGATCAATTATCGGTTCAAATGAAGTCCATACATAATACCTTGAATAGTATAATTGTTGCATCCAGTAAATTCTATCCATTGTTGGTGAGCAACCGGGTTCCTGATCGTCAAACCCGGTAATCGAAAATCCAATTTTCAACTTGTCTCCCAGATCATAATAAAATTCATTCCTAATGAACTCTTCAATCCACCAGGTTTGTTTTGTCAATATTTTAACTGAAATCTGATTAATTAAACATTCATTTATACATTTCCAGTTTAAATCAAAAGTTTCTTTTAGGCATGGATCTGAAACAAAATTGAAAAATAATTCTTCTTGCCTGAGCAATGGCAAGTAATCGTTTAATTCCTTTTTGAATATCTTGAATGCATTCGCTTCCGAACTTAAGGATTTTTTAATTGTCGGAGTTTCGCCCCCAAGAACTTTTGAAAACCTCCCTTTTTTATTATAGCAATAAGTGCACCCAGGACATCCATTATAAAAATTTGCGGCCCAGGGTGAATATTCTTTTGCTTTTCCTGATGGTTGATAAATTATTAATCCCATATCATTTTTGTTTTTAAGTTAAGAAAGCACAGGCCCTGTATTAACTGTAATGTTTATTTTTCCTGTGCTCTCGTTTTTTGTTCTCTATAAAAAATTGAGTTGAGTATTATTGAAGCTAACCGTAGTCTGTTTGCCATACGAACGGAATTAACTCCCTGCCATTTATTGAAGCTGCATAAATGGGAATTACCGGGTCCCCGTTCATTAGATCGGTAACAATACAATCAATTTCTTCCAGAGTATTATTTATCAATAAACTTAAACTATTGATTTCTTCCGGAATGATAAAAGGAATTTCTTCAATCTGATTGATTAAATCTTGTACCTGTGATTCAATATTGCAGATGATTATAATCATTAATTTTTACCGATATAAGTGGTCAAATTCGACCACGTTAAAATTTGGATTATAAATGCCCTCCCAAGTTTTATCCCTTCCGAGCAGTAAAAATCATTTTTACTCATAAAATTAACTTTAGCGGAATTGCCTGAATTTCTTCTGAAGGAGCTTTCTGTTCTTGCAATTCCTTTTGAAATTCATCAACTCTCTTTTCATTTTTGTCTATTGCTATCCGTGTAATATAGCAATGAACTTTTATCCCGCTTTCGGTTTTTCCTTCCCAAACTCTGGCCGGTACGCCATTTAATTCGACAATTTTTGTTGTGTTTTCGATTGTTATTTTCATTTCAGTAATTATTAATTTTTAACCATTCAACCCTCTCAATCGGGTTAAGTTTTGATAATATTTTCATGTTATATTCCGGGATGAATAAGTCCGAAAGTTTCTTTACCTCCGCGTTATTTTTCTGACTTAGTAAAGATTTAATTTTTGTCACGTCCTGATTAATTGTGTTCATTTTTCTTGGTTATTCAATTCATATTCCTTCAATTTCTTTTTCCAGTCCTTATCCGGTTCCGGGATCTCAGCCCCGAAATATTCGCATCCGAAATTCTGTAAGTTTTCATAGTATTCCATGCATTCAACCGTTGTCATTTTCCGTGTTGTGGGTTCAAATTGTAATACGATTATTTCACCGGAAAGTTTGTTTATAAGCTGGTTTTTTGGGTCATTGTCCCACTCTTTTTTTATTCGTTCAAGGTATTCTTCAGGTAATAAATTTTCTTTGCAGAAATTATGAACCCATGCCTCAGTAACATTATGTCCGAATGCATCAATAAAACAATTTATTAATATTTTATAGGGAATGGCCCAAAGAGAATTATTCTGTTTGAGTGATCTTTTCCTGTATACTTTTTCAAGGGTAATAAAATACCTGCCTTTAGGAACGTTACCGATTGCTTCTTTGAATTCTTTCTCCTTTAAAAGTGAAAGTTTTCCTTTGTCGATATCGGCCAGGCCGAAGATTTTAATCATTTAAACAGGCTTAAACGTTACATCATAATCCGGATATCTATCCCTATACTTTTTTAAAGCTTTCTCTTCAGATTTATCAGTCTGAATTTTCGCCCTGATTTCTTTCACTGTAATTATTCCGATTATTTTTTTCGGTTTAATTTCCTTCTTTTCTTTTTTCTCGAAATGGCCTTTCATTAAAAATGGGTGTTAAAATCTATTATTAAATTCTTCTCTGCAATATATACCTGCTTACCGGTTAAGTCCTCAACCTCTTTTTTAAAACGAATTGCGTTACTATTTCCACCACTCAGGTGGATAAGAACAATATTATTTACTCTGCTCAAATCATTTGCTTTGAGTAAATTCTTACAGGTTTCAATCGACATATGAGAATTTATTACCCGATTCCTTACGATTTCCGGGATCCTTCCTTCAAATATATTTTCTTCAAGCATATCATTGTCGTAATTTGCCTCAATAATGATATTGTTCAGGTTTTTAAAACGATAGGGACAATAATGAGTATCAGTTAAAAATAGTGTGTTCCCGCATTCAAAATTATAAATGATGAACCCGCTGCAAGGAACATCATGTTTCAATTCAAATGGATATATATTAAAGCCAAACAATTGAAATTTTATATCATTTATGAATGGATATATTCTTCTATGTATGCCATTATTTTCGAGAGATGGAAATGTTTTTCCTTGAATATAAACATCAATTCCGGCGTTTGCATATTCATAAATATATTTGGAATGATCCCCGTGAAGGTGTGAAACAATTGCCCCTGAAATTACTGAAGTATTGAAATCCAATGCTTTTTTTACCTCAATAAATTTAACTCCGCACTCAATAATGAGCGCGGAGTTTTTTGCTTCCAGAATGTAACAATTACCTGAACTGCTACTTCCAAGAACTTTTAACTTCATAATTAAAATTGACGGGTTACTGTTTCATCTTGCCCGGCATCCTGTAAATACCCTTCTTTCTTTTCAGGTTGATTAATTACCTCAGCATTTTGGACTCCATCATCTTCCAGTTCAAGCATTTTCACATTTGCTTTTTCTGAAATTTCTTTTCTTGATGCTTCACTCGCTGGGTCCATTGCCGGAGTTTCGTTGTAAATTCCCTCATCATCTGTTCTTCTGATGTACGGCTGACACGCCCTTGTAGCGACTGTCTTTTCAGCCATCTTATCGGGAAAATTCTGATGTGCCTTTGAATTTCCTTTCATTTGCCCCATGTCCCAGGCTTTACGGATTTGTAAAATATTCATCATCGTCAATTGGGTCGAGCCATCATTAAAAACAACAATAGCATAAGCGCCTAAAATCTTATTTAGGTTAATGTTTTCAAATGGTTGATTATGACTTACAAATTCCCTGCGCCCATCCGGATTGATTTTAAATTTGAATTCATCCCCGTCATATATAACATTTGTATTAACTTCCTTCACATCCCCGAATCTTTTTGCCAGAGCTATTGTTCCGTCATATTCAATCTGACAGGTTAACTGACTCCCATAAACAATGAAAGCACATTGCCTCTTCATTGGTGAAAGCCCCATCGTTATCATTTTTAACAGAGAATTGGCAATACTCGATTTCGTACAAACTTCAAGTACTGGTTTTTTATCTTTATCCTCTGTTTCAGATAAAATTAAAAATGCCGATTTAAGCGCATTTTGTACGTTGTAATCCTTCGGAATTGATAACTCACCCAATTCCTCAAACTGTTTGATTTTTGTCAGGACGGCATCAGTTATACCCTTCTCGTCCATTTTTTGAGCAATCTCAGAATTTTTCTGTTTTGGTTGCTGTACCTTTTTTTCGTCTTTTTTTTCTGTTGACATATCGATTTGATTAATTATTAAATATAATGATAATAAGTTATTTATCAAATTTTTTCAGTGATTTGTCCTCTGAAACAATCAATTTAATGATCTGGGTTTTTGTTTCAATAAAATGATTAATCGATTCTGCATGATCAATCCAAACCGGGGCAAATACGTCAAAATGTTCTGATATCGTATTGATGCAATCTATTCCTGCATTGATCTGAGAAGCTGTATTCAGGTTTGAAAAAGGAACACCATCAACCATACATTCACAGCATTCAACCTCAGCGCCATTAATTTGAATGTCGAATAATTTCCATTTCACATATTTAAATAGACCACTGATTTTTCTTTCCGTGAAATCGATCCTGGCCCGATTGAATTTATCAATAATAAATTCTCTTTTTTCAAGATTTGCAATTTGCTGAGATAAATTTTTTCCCTCTTCATTAATTTCCTGAATCCTCTTTTCCCCTTTCTCAATATTTTCATTCGTATTGAGTTTCTTTTTAAAGTTGTCGAGTTCAGAATTTATCACAGTTTTTCTATCTGTGAGAGTTTTATTATCGACCTCCGGTATTTCCGTTATCTGTCCCTGTATTTCAGTAATCCTTCTCTTTATTGATTTTTCTTGGTCGGATTCTTCAATATTCGATTCTTTTACAGGTACGATCGTGGTTAATTCTTTTTTCAAATCCTCAATTATAATTTCAATCGGGTGAATTGAATTCGTAAGATTTTCAATTTCCTTATTCATTTCAAGGATTTTTTCTGATAATGCCTTCCCTGTTTTATTTATTTCCGATAATTTTTCTGATTTATCCCGGTTGAAATTTGCAATTAAATCGGATTTTATTTCTTCAATATTATCAAGCGGCCTTTTACAAGTCGGGCAGTCAAATTGATTTTCTTTGAATTCAATATTTTTTGCATTTATTTCATTCCAGTCTTTTTTGAATTTTTCAAGTTTTATAGAATCTTTATCAACCGTGTCTCTGTTGGCTTCTATCCCGGACTTTATTTTTTCAATTTCTTTTGTATTGAATTCAATTTTGTTATTGATTGATGAAATTGAATTATGATATTCTCGATTCAATTTATCATGAGAATCTCGTTTATCATTCAGAATTTTATTTAACTCACCGTTTAATCGGTTAATTTCTTCATACCTTTTCCGATTTTCAGATACCTCATTTGAATATGCCTTTGACTTATCCTGAATGCCCTCATCAATAACATGTAATTCTTCGCTGAGAATATTTATCATATTGTTGAGTTCATCAACATTAACAGATTCAGGAATCGACCTGGTGACTTCATCGATCCTTGTCGGGATCTGTTCAAGATCATCTTTGAGTTTTTTCTTTCTCATCGATATTTCCTTCTTAAAGTCAATAAGCGATTTGCCTGATATTTCTTTTAGTAGGTTTTCAAATTCCTGATTTCCTTCGGCGAGTTCTGAGTTCGATATGTCACCGGCAATTTTGAAAAGTAAATTTCTCCTACTCTGCCAGGTAATTAATTGATTGAAGTAACTCGTTGAAGTAATGATTTTGAAAAGTTCCTCATTAACGAGCTGGCCGATCCATGTTTTGAATTCAGATTGAAGTTTTGGGACATCATTGATATAATAAAAAGTTTCGTGCCCAACCATTTCTGGTTCCGGTTCACCGCGTTTTTTTACCCATTTTTCACGCAGTAATCTTTTTAATTTAATCTCAATTCCATCGACTTCAATTAAGGCTTCAACTGAATGATCAATTTTCTGTTTTACCTTTCCACCTTCCAGTGTTTTGATTTCAAACGTTTCCCTACCTAAAGAATCTTTTCCAAAAAGGCACCAGGTAAAGGCATCAAATAATGTTGTTTTCCCTGTAGCATTGTCTCCTAAAATGTTTGTTTCATTTCCGAATGCTAAAGAATAAGATATAATTCCCTTGAAGTTCAAAAGAATCATAGATTTGATTGTAATTCTCATAATTAATTCCCTTTCTTTTAGTAACTTATAAATATAGTAATTTTATTTTAATGTTTAAAAATATTTTGACGAAATCATGCATTTAAAGGAGACAATAACCCTGCTATGTTCCTGTTTGATACAAATGTATATCGTTCAGTAGTTTTTGAAGATTTGTGGCCCAGGTAGGTTTGAATATACCTTATATCTACACCCGACTCGAGAAAATGGGTTGCCAGAGAATGACGAAGTAAGTGAGGGTTACACTTCTTGCTTAACCTCGCATGTTGACTATATAAGGCCAGAAACTGGCGAATACTGGAATCGGAATATTGATCGGATCCTTGTCCGGAAAATATATATTCTTTTGTTCTGTACTGTCGCCAGTAAATTTCTAAAATTTCAATTACTTCAGGAAATAGTTTTACATACCTGTCTTTATTTCCTTTGGCCATTCGAATTAACATTAGTTTACGATCGCGTTTAAGATCTGACCATTTGAGATTTAGTAATTCAGATATGCGCAGGCCACCGTAATAAATTGTTTTAACGATAGCCAGGTGCTTTACATTTTTGATTACAGAAAAAAGCCTTAGAATTTCTTCTTTTGATAACGGTTCAATAAGTTTTATATGCCGTTTTGGGTTATCAATACCATCGAGTTTTTTAGGCTGATTAATAACCAATACATAAAACTTTTTAAGTGATGATATCACCTGTACTATATGCTCGGGAGAATTATGTTTAAATTGCTGCAGTAAATAATTTTTGATTTCATCTTTACTTATTCTCTCAGGGTATTGGTTAAAATTATTAAGATATTTATTGACACAACTTTTATAACATTCAATACTCCTTTGAGAGTAATTTTTAATTATCAATTCTCTTTCAAACTGATTTATGTACTTTGTAAAAATCATGGGTTATTTAATTAATTAATAAGTAATTATAACAATTAAATTTATACTATAGTTAGCGGTAATAAACCCCATGTTCTTGCACAGCAGCAGCATAACCTTTATTAAACCCTTCTTGTGCTCCATAATCGTAAGCCTCGTGTTGCCTTTCTTGCTCTTTATCCCTCACGCAATCTGCACAATAATATTCTTTTCCCACCCAATTACGGGCAAGTATTTCTATGTCCGTAAATGGTATTTTAAAGATTATAGTTTCTATTGGACAGTCATATTGTACCATTTCCCCCTCACAATCAGGGCATAATTTACTACCGCTAACAACAGGTATAACCAATAAAGGCTTCATGCGTATTTTAGCGACAATTCTTTTAATTAAGTTTTTCATATTATGATAGTTAAGTTTTTCAAATTCTTTACTGGTCATACCCAAACCGTTGGGCGCAATTAAGAAAGCGCACGCACACCTTTTACTCCAAACTTAGCTTCTTGTTGTATATTCTCATAAGCCATTTCGATAGCTTCCTCAAATGATACTCCCCAATCTTTTTCTGAATCCCTGCGCATTCTATCGGGTGTTTGATACTTTGTAATTCTAATCAATGCCTCCCGCATACGATTGTAGTTTTGTTTTTCTTTTGCTGTCATAATATTAACTGCGCCCAACAATGTATATAAGGCATTGCCAAGCGGCTTTTTAA